CTCAGCTCGACCGACATGCAGTTCCTGGAGTCGCGCAAGTTCACCGTGCGCGAGATTTGCCGCTTCTTCGGCGTGCAGCCGTCCTTTGTGTTTGATGATACCAGCAATAACTATAAATCGGCAGAAATGGCGAACATCACATTCCTGTCGATGACACTCGACCCGATCTTGAAGCGCATAGAGGCTGAGTTCAACCGCAAGCTCATCAGCCCGACCCAATACACCAAGCGCCGCTTCAAGTTCGACCGCCGTGGTATCTATTCGCTGGATCTTCAAAGCCTGGCAGACTACCAGAAAAAGACGATCGAGGCCGGTATCTATACCATCAACGACTGGCGCCGACAGGAAAACCTTCCCGAGGTTCCAGGCGGCGACGTGGTACACGTCTCGACCAACCTGGCCCCGCTGGGCAGTGACAAGCTATCGGGCAACAACAACCAACAAAACAACCAACAATGAAAAAGAGAACCATCGCACTTGTCGCCGACTTGAAGTTGCGCGAGGCCGCCGATGGCGGCGAAAGCCGCACCATCGAAGGCTACGCCCTCAAGTTTGGCGTGCGCTCCCGCCTGTTGTGTGACTGGTGGGACTGCTACTACGAGGTGCTCGAGCCTGGTTGCATCACGCGCGAGACGCTGGACGGGCAGGACATCAAGCTGACCATGTTCCATGACCGGCAGCTCATCCTGGCCAGGAGCAACAAGGGCGAGGGCACGCTCAATTACGAGGTGGACGCCGTGGGCGTCAAATTCTGGGCCGAAATGCCGCACACTGTTGACGGCGACAAAGCCCTTGAGCTTGTGCAACGTGGCGATATTGCCGGCTGCTCTTTCTGCTACAGCACCGACGAGAGCGACAGCGAGAACGCCGTGAGCTATGAGCGTATCAATGAGAAAACCGACGATGGCGAGGACATCTTGTTGCGCCACGTCAAGCGCATTGATGCAGTCTATGACTTCACCCTGGCCGCCGACCCTGCCTATGAGCAGACCAGTGTAACCAGGCGCGAAGTGGAGGACGCCGGTGTCAACCTGGGCGATGATCCCGAGCCGGAACCTACTCCCGAGCCGGAACCCGGCATCGACGAAGGGAAAAAGCGCGAGACCATCAAGGCCCTCAAACGTGAGATTAACGCCATTGTTAGGCGGTTAACTTGATTATTCATTTTAATTCTTTAATTCATCAATGGAGAAGAAGAAATTCAAGATGCGTGAAGCCCTGGAGCGTATTGACGTGATCAAGGGCCGCCTGAACGAGATGGCGGAGAATCTCGAGAGTGACAAGCAGCGCGAGGACTTTACCGACGCTGAGAAGGCCGAGAAGGTAGAGCTCATGCGCGAGCTGGCTATTCTCCAGGCTAAGGTTTTGGCCAACACCAAGACCCTGGAACTCAATAGCCGCGAGGACTTTGCCGACATCAACCGCCAGATGCGTGAGTGTCTGGCACAGGGTCAGCGCTTCGAGGTGAAGATCAGCCGTGCCGTGGCCGCCAACTTCAATGGCAACGCTTCGGGCTACGCTGATCCCGCCACCAGCACCAACCCCGCTCCCCTGACCACCCACGACATCGTGGAGCCCCTTTACAACAAGATCATCCTGTCGGCTATCGGTGCTCCCCTGCTGACCGGTTTGAAGGGCAACCACCAGTGGCCCGTTGTTGAGGCGTTCAACGCCACCATCAACGACGAGGGCGCTGCCCTGGGTGACACCCAGATCCCCATCAGCAAGCTGATCGCCAAGCCCGAGCGCATTGGCATCGCTGTGCCCATCACCCGCGAGGCACTGAATGAGACCGATGACCTCATCGCAACCATCGCGCGTGAGTATATGCCCACCGCCATCGCTGCCCTGATGAACAAGATCATGTTCAGCAAGACGAAGGTGACTAACGCCACCAACCTCTACGGCCCCTTCATCACTACCAACCTGGCTGCCGCCAACAAGCTGACCTACGCCAAGAACGGCACTCCGACCCTGGCCAACCTGCTTGCTTTGAAGGCCGCCGTGCTCAAGAGCAACGTGCGTCCCGAGGGCATGTGCTACGTTATGAGCGAGACCATGAAGGCCATGCTTGAGGCCACTCCCAAGTGGGACGGTGCCGCCGAGGCTATCGTTGACAACAATGGCCGCATCAACGGCGTGCCTGTGTTCACCACCGGCGACGTGGACGACAAGACCGTGGACTTCGGCTGCTTCAAGTATGCGCCCCAGGGTCTGTTCGGCGAGATGAGCTTCATCGTTGACCCCTACAGCCTGGCCCGTAAGAACGCCGTGGACTTCGTGCTCAACGTGGACTACGCTATCACCGTGCTGCGTCAGTGTGCATTTGCCACCTTGACCGAGGCTGCCAGCTAAACAACCCTTTAACCGTGTCTTAGATTATGGCTAACGTAGTGAGTCTGGAACTGTTCAAAAAGCACGTCCGTGCGGATGACTTCGCCGACGATGACACCTACCTGGAGCACCTTCTTGAGGTAGCCCAGGAAAGCGTCATCAATGCGACAAACAGAACAGAGGCAGAGCTGACCGAAATGGGTGGCGGGAGTTTTCCCGTGAGCCTCAAGCACGCCATCATGCTGCTGGGTGGGCACTTGTACAACCAGCGCGAGAGCGTGAGCCAGGTACAGCTTCACGCCGTGCCCGACTCGCTACAGGCTTTAATCAAACCTTTCAGAAAGTTGGCAGATGATAGCGGGACGGATGAAGTATAAGCTCGCGCTGTTGCGGCCTGTGATCGTCCAGGACGACATGGGAGGCGAGGGCACCCAGTATGAGGAAACGCGCACGGTTCACGCCGAGCGTGTGAAGCACACCGGGTTCAGGAGCGAGGAGGTGGGCGAACACTTCCCCGACTACCGGGCCGAGTTTAACATCCGTGACGCTCACCCCGTCCAGCCCAACTGGAGAGCCCAGCTGCTGGGTGGAGAGCTTTACACCGTCGTGGCTATCATCCCCAACATTGACAAAGGTTACAAGACGCTGGTTTGTGAGCGAGTGAATGAGTAACTGAGTGATCCTGTCATCATGCCGGAAGATGCTGTAAATATCGAGGCCCCGTTCCGTGACGTATTCACGGCGCTTGACTTGAAGGCCCAGCGCAAGGCTTTGCGCGGAGCTATGAGGCGTGAGGGCAACCGCCTGAAAAAGGCGGCGGCCTCAAACCTTGAGTCCAGCGGCATTGGTACCGGCACCAAGCAGCGGCTGTCGAGGGGCATCATGGTGAGGGTTTATCCTGAGCGCATGGGCGCGGGCTTCATGGTATCGGTGAAGCCGTGGCACAAGAAGGGCTACCACACCAACCGCCAGGGTCTCGAAAAGCCCGTGCTGATGTGGGCTGAGGAAGGCGTCGCCAAAAAAGGCGCCGTCCAGCGTAAGACCAGAAGCCAGTCTAAATTCTTTGTACGAAAGCGCAAGGGACATAACACTGGCCGCATGAGGGCTTATCGCTTCCTGGCTCACACTGAGAGCAGCGCCACCAGTGTGGAGGCGAATCTGTTCAGGGACTTCCAGGCAAACCTTGACAAGGCACTTAAAAAACAAGGACTCGTATAATGGACACCATTCCCACCACCACCTTGAGCGCGGGCAAAATCATTTTTGCCATCCTAAGCGGGAACACCGACGTCACCGACCGCGTGACCAAGATCTTCCCGGTTGTGGCCAGTGAGAACGCCACGCTCCCTTATATCCGCTATTGCCGCACAGGCATGAGCGCAACCCCGCAAAAAGCGGCACTCCCTGGTGCCGACGCGGCACTAATCACCGTCGAGTGTTACACCGCCAACTATCAGGAAGGCGTGGAACTCGCCGAGATTGTGCGGGCCGCCCTGGACTTCAAACAGGGGGGCGTCGGTAACATGAGGATGAGGAGCTGCACGCTCACCGATAGCGCCGAGGGGTGGCAGGATGATGCCTATATTCAGGAGCTCACTTTTCAAGTCAGAATTTAATAACCATAAAATCTGTTTTGCACAATGGAAGGATATGTAAATGGATCTGATCTGCTGCTGTTTGTTGGCGGCAAGGCTGTGGGCCACTGCACCAGCCACACCCTCACCTTCAACTCAGAGACAAAAGACCGCTCCGTGAAGCCCGTGGCATCCCAGGGCGCACAGGCCGGACTGTGGAAGGGCAAAGGTGTGACCGGTTTGTCTATCTCTATCAGTGCCGAGGGTCTGCGTTTCTACAACGAGACCGAGAACGGCTTCGACGAGATTTCTGCCAAGTGGGGAGCTGGTACCAGCTGCGAGGTGAAGGCCTACGAGCGTGGCGAGAATGGTGTGACCACCGAAGGCGCCAGCGCCAGCGAGCCCTATTTGCAGGGCAAGTTCGTCATCGCTTCGATCGAGGAAACCAGCCCCGCCCAGGATGATGCCACCTACAGCATCACGCTGGAGAACGACGGCGAGCCTGATGTTTATCCCGGCAAGGGCGCTTAATCTTTGAGCCATGCCCAAGATCGAGATTACTATCAACGGGAAAGCATACCCCTGTAGGCAGACTATGGGGGCTATGCTTCGTTTCAAGCGAGAGACCGGCAAGGAAGTGACCGACATCAAAGCCGACGACTTTTCTGATTTGGTCGCCTGGTTGTGGTGTTGTGTTGTTTCGGCGTGCAACCACGATGGTGTAGAGTTTGGCATGTCGCTCATGGACTTTGCCGACTCGCTGGATCCCGAGCAGATGGCCGCGTGGACTGAGAGCGTGAACGCCGAGAACACGACCGACACCGACGAAAAAAAAAGCCGGTAGGCATTTATGATTTGATGGGGCTGGCCCTGGGCCAGGTCGGATTGTCATACGATGACTTTTGCAGGTGCACGCCTGTGGAGTTTGGGCATGTTTATAAAGCCTACAGTGAGCAAGAAGAAGCCCGCCACCATGACCGCTGGGAGAGAATGAGGCTACTGGCCACTATAGTGATCCAGCCACACGTCAAGAAGAAGCTCACGGCAAAGAGTCTCATGCGGTTCCCCTGGGACGGCATGAAGGAGTCCAAAGAACAGCCGCAAGTCTCTAAAACCGAAGCAAAAAAGCGTTTCCAGGAACTCATAAAAAAGAGCTGATAACAACAAAATGGCAAAAGAAATCAAATTTAAGATACGACTGACAGTCGATGGCAAAGAACAGCTTGTTACCGCCACGACCACCACGCGCGACCTGGCCAAAAACCTGGATGCGGCGCGATCGTCAGCTATCCGTTTTCGCGACTCCATTTTAACGATTAACCAGATGGGCCAGGCTTTTCAGGGCTTAATGTCCGGCCTGTCTGCTATCAGCTCAGCAATGAGCACATACACCCAGGCGTTTGCCGTCCAGGAACAGAATGAGCAACGCCTGGCCACCGTTATGCGCGAGCGAATGAACGCGAGCGCACGCGACGGCGAGCAGATGAAAGAGATGGCCGCCGCCCAG